ATTCACTTCACCACGAACATTATTTAGTTCATTCTGAAGTGCATAAATCGTTGGGTCAACCCCTTGTGGGAAATTAACGTCATTTAAGTTTACACCATATTGTTGCGCTAATCTACTAAATAATTGCAATTTTTCTTGCCCATTACTAGTTCTTAACATATGGTCAGCCTCAAGTAAGGCTTTTACCGCTTTAGGAGTATCCAAACCCATACCTTGTATTGTCTGCAAATAAGGGGTCACTACCTCGTTAATTTGGTCTGCAAACTGGGCTTTTGAGATTAAAGGCTCGACACCCTTACGCATTTGTTCTTCACGTTGCCATGCGTATTCTTGCATTCTTGGGTCGGCAGTTTGCCAAACATCGTGATAATCTTTTTTCCAACTTGCTGGAGCACGCTTCCAAACAGGTTCTTCTACGGGTTCATCTAAGGGTTTATCATTAGTTGATACGGATTTACCGCTGTCCTCACGTTGAAACTTCGCTGGTTCAGCTTGCGCTACTTCGTCAAATTGTTGTGAGAGCAACTCTCTACGGTTATCGGGCGCTTCTGTTGGGACAATGGGTTCTGTAGTATCCAAAGTTTATCTCCTGTGGTATTTCATCTGATTGGCTTGCTCACGCAATGAATTCATTATCTTATTGGCTTCGTTATGGGTCATGTTGCCCAGTTGTTGAGCCAAAACCTCACGCCTTTTCTCGCTTGATGGCGCTGTGCGTTTGGTTTCCATTGATTCATTGCCCACCTCAATACATCCATTATCTTTAAGATGCTCACGGTGTCGGCTTCTGCTCTGTATCATAGAGCCATCAATCATTGATTGGTAAGGAGCAATATCTCCCATTATCATGGGTGCATTAATAGTTTCATTGGCTTGGTTTTTTTCAACCAATTCGCCATTAACCATTACATAGGTTTTTCTCATAGTAGCAAAATTTCCTCGTCATCTGATTCGATGTGGTCGTTCCAAATTAACTGCATTTTGTCCAAATTAAACAGCATTTTGTTAATATCTGTTAATGAGACGTTTTGCTTGGTTGCAATTGTAGCAAATGTTTCTACATAAGGCGCAATTATTTCTTCAGGTATTTTTCCCTCAACAATACGCTCATATGCCGCAACGATTTCGTCTCTGCGCTTTTTGTTCTTTTCTTGCTCGCGTTTTAGCTGTTTTTTGAGCTTGTCAGGGCCTGGGTCATGAGTGTCATCAATGTAAATAATAGGCGCAAAAGCCGTTACATTGCCAACCGCGCCCGTAGCTTGGACACCCGTTAATTGAATTACTTTGGAAATTGAGACAAAAGAACCCGCATATCCTGTTGCGGAAACGCCAGTTATGCCGAATGAACTGTTTGGGGTTAAAGAACCAGCCGATCCTGTAGCCGACACCCCACTCAATGCAACGGTTACCGATTCGCTTTCATTACCCGCTAAACCAGAAGCCTGGACACCAGTTAGCCCAATGCTTGTTTGATTGACGGGCGATCCAACAGCGCCTGTTGCGTTTACACCTGTTAATGCGCCAACTGCTGCCTCTGTAACGTCTCCCGCTACACCTGAAGCCTGAACGCCAGTTAATGCGGCACTAACGGCAACACTAGGGCTGCCAACGCCGCCCGTAGCTTCATTGCCAAATATGGGCAGACTATCCCATTGGGCATCATCCCAAGTACCAGTGCCCCAAGGCCCTTGTGCCATTACGCAATACGCAGTAAGCCTGTGGTCGCATCGTTAGTGGGCATGGTCAATGTAAAAGTGCCAGCCGTTACTGTTTGCGAGCCAAAGTTGTGAACGCTAACCGCTTTGTTACTAGCGCTTGAGTTGTAGATTAAAACAGCATCAAATGGCGTAGTAACCGTCAAAGCAGACCATGTAAAACTAGCGGATGGCGTCCAATATGCCGTTGTGCCGCTTGTAGCTGGCGCATTTGCATTGGTCACCGTAACACCGCCCGCTGTGTAGCCTGTGCCTGACGTATTGGTGACCTCATTGGTTGTTGAATATGCAGTAGTTCCCGCACCCAAACTGCCTGTCGTGAAGTACAAAGCCGCTTTAAAAGTGTTTCCAGTGCTTGGCGTGAAGTTATGAGTTCCAGTAAGCAATTCGCCCTTGAAACTTGTACACATTGCCGTTGTATTTGCCATTTTATTTCCTTAGAAAGATGATGCAGCGCCATCAGCAATGGCTGCGTGTTTAAGTTTTACATGAACCGAACGATGCACTAACTCGCCTTCAAACCAGTATTCAACCCATTCGGTTGTTTCTGTTTCGGTGTCTATTTGACCTTCGCGCTTTTCAAGCAAAGATTCATTCATTTCGCCTTTGGTGGTTGTAATCATTTGATGACCTCCATACCAATCGCCTTACCATCAGGCCCGCGCACAATTCGTTTGGGGGCAGAAATCATATCAACCACGTTTTTCATGACTTGGGTATTGTCATTCTGGTTTTTAAGCATTTCTTGCATCGCCCCAATGCTGTGATTATGGCTTTGCAAGACCTGTTGGTGTGAATTATTCACGTTGTCCATCATTGCTTGAATCATGCCGCGCAAGTCTTGATTCAATGTAGCGTGCATTTGCTGTTGTGCATCCATATCTTCGGGCAACATAGACGCTGAATGACTGATTTGCGCAACGCGAATCTTGGTATTGGCATCCAGTTCAGCTTTGAAACGCTCCATTTGTTGCTCGCGCTCAAGTTTTGCGCTTTCCAATTGGGCGTTGAATTGCTGTTTTTGCACCTCAAACTGCGCTTGAGCTTGTGCAATTTGCATATCTGCCTGAACCCGCATTTGCTCCAACTGTTGTTGGGCCTGCATCTTCATCATTTCGGGGTTAGGTTTAGGCGGTTGTGGTTGAGCCATCTTTACCTTGATTTGGTCAAGCGCTTCGTCAATAACACCCTCAAGTTGTTCGGATGACTTGAATGCACTAATGCCAAACTTCATGATTTCCATCAGAACAGGAGTCATTTCAGGGCTTGCTTGTGCAACAGGCATGGCTTGCTGTAAGAAGCCGGCAAATGCACCGATAAATTCGGTACGCTCACGCTTTATTGCGGCTTCGTCTAATTGAACCAGGCTGTCTGCCGCCACTTCAATTCTGAAGTTACGCAAAGGCTTGTCTTTTAGCAACTGCAAAGCCTGCGGAATCATTTGCTGATCTACGGGTTGCATCTGGCTTGCCGCCGCATACATCATTATTGTTTGCGGTTGGAACTTAGTGCAAATGATTTGCGCCTTGAGCCTAATCAATTCAGAAGCAAACAATGCCACTTCTTCTTGCATAGAACGCAATCTAAGGCTTGCAAACTGCCCTTTGATCTGTTGGGCAGTAGCTGTTTCACTCGCTTGCGATGCGCCCCTCAAGATGTCCGACAAACCTGTGATTTCGTAGATTTGTTGCTTGATTTCTTGTCTTGCGCGATAGCATTGCAGCAAAGCGTTTGCCAAAGTGTCCAAAGGCAAAAGGTCGATTGTGCCTTTTAAGCCGCCTTTTTCACTGAACGCCATCCACTTATCAACGGGAACCAAGGTATTGTTATCACCCTCAGTCAACAATCGTTGAAGTGCGGGAACGCTTGAATCGTAAACGCCGCGAACGCGCAAAGACTTCACCAGCCCGTCAATTCGGTCGCTCAAGATGTCCAATTCATTGGCTTGATCTTGATACAGAACGAAATCAGGAACAGGAACAAGGCTATCGCTTGTCATCGTTGCATACAAAGGCTTGCAACATGGGAAAAACTGCTCTAGCTGTAGTGGGTCATCCCGCACATCAATAAACTTGTTGCCTTGCTTGCTGAACCAGTAAACCTTTCCAGTTTCTTTGTCCCACAATTCGCAAATCTTGGCTCGGGTATATTCTTTTTGATTGCTTGCGTAGTTTGACAAAGGATCGGGGCCGCTATCCAACGGGATATTACGTGCAGCTTCCTCGCCAAAACGCTCAATCAGCGCGTCCTTGGTCATGTAGACCCAACGCCAGACTTGGGTTACTTCTTCCCATGTACGGGCAACGCTGTGACCGAAATCAGCCCAATGCACATAGTCAGTGGGCGCACATTCGTACTCGATCTGCTCCATTGGCTGAACCATGCCAGCCGCGAAATCTTGGCTTTCTGCCTCGTCTGCATCTTCGGTGACTTGCAAACCGTCATCATTTTCAGGTAATTCAGGCATCCCAGGTATTTCAACAACGTG